AAATGCTAAAGTTAGTGGTCTCACGTTACAAGATAGCCAGCTTCCAGACTGAGCGTCTGCAACCCAACGTTTAGTAATACCATCAAACTCGTGTATCTCTTGTTCTAGTTTTTTAAGTGCTATTTGCTTATCTGCTTCACTTAATTGAGAACCACTAATAATAGTCCTTATAACGTTTCCTACAGGAGTATTTCCTGCTAAAGATCCAACAACATCTGGAATCTTCTCAAGAAGAAACTGACCTACCTTAGTATCCTTAAACGCTTTCTTACTCATATATTAAAGTGTTACCTGCAGTACAACTAATAGAGCCACACAACATTTTGGTCTTTGTCGGGGTCGTTATCTGTATGAATGAAGGAGTCCGAAATTCCAAATCTTGTAAATCCGACCTCACGGAGTGCATCAAGTATGATTGCTCTTCTTCTTGAATCGGTACAATGGATGTCGACCGCATATCCGTACAGGTGTGAGGAATATTTTGCTCCTCCAATATACGCATTATGCGATTTAGTTCTGAAGCCCGAGTTGATTTTAAGGGGAATCCCTGCAATTTCACGTGCATTGTCGAGCATTTGTAAAGTAGAAGGCTGCATACGAGAACCACTACCAACTTCATCTGGGGAGTCAAATTCGGATATATCAAAATATAACATATTTGTTTTTTTTACTAAAATACTACTTTTTATTCTTTAAATCAAAGATAGAATCAAAAGCTACTGTTCCTGCCAAAGATAACTTATCAATAATGTCAGATTGTAAAGTTATCATTTGCTTTTCATAGGCATCCTTTTGCTGCACCAACATATCAATATGCTTTGACTGTGATTCTACTTTAGATTGTAATTGAGCAACTTCATCTGGATTACGTCCTATAATTGCGTATATAACCACAGATAAACTACCTACTATCATTCCTGTAATAGAGACAAATATATCTTTATTGTCAGCAGGAATAGAGTTGTTAGCTAAATATAACAATAGTAAAACTACCATTAAAAAAATACCTGCAGCTCCGCAATAATGGATTAAATCTCTTTTTTTCATTTTTTATTCGCTTTATTTATATTAATTGAAGTGTATATTATAGTTAGAACTAATACAATAAATTGTAATGCAGGATTTATGTCGCTAAACCCTGTTAAAAGACTAAATAAACTCAAAGCATATATTTTCAAATCTTGTATCATTATTCCCCTTCGTTATATAAAGCTGTTATCTCTGCTTGTGTTAATGCTCTAGTATAGTGTTTGGTTTTACTAATTTTGCCAGTACCATAATAAGCTGAAGCCTCTCTACCTTTTTGAATTCTATGTTTTACAGATGATGAATAACTAGGATAAGAAATCCAACTACTATCTGTTGCTGAACCTGCATTACTTTTTGTGATTGTTCTTTTTACTCCGTCAATATATATCTGTCTTTCATCTCCGTCTAATTGAAATACATAGTGATGCCAATTAGAATCTGGAGCTGAGTTTGTTGCTCTGTCTAGAAATGAATTAGTGGTGCCTCCATCTCTACATTGAATAAAAACTCCATTACTATCATTTCTAACTTGACAAGTAAAATAATCGTTTCCGTTATTAATCGAAGATACTGTATAAAGCATTGCTCTAGTTCCAGAGTCTAACTTAACCCAACCCGTTATTGATTTTACACTATTAGTTTGAACAGCGTTACTACTATAAGGGTGTGATGAAGTTAAATCTATGTCATCATTACTTCCGTCAAACTGAAAAAATCCAGATACAGCATTACCAAAAGCACCGTTTATAGTTGCATTAAATCCATTCGGATAATTACGTTTAGTAAAATTGTAGTTTTGTCTTATTTGGTCTTGTGTAAGGGCTAAAGAACCATAAATTCTTACTTGACCAACCTTAATAGGAGAATAATTAGCGAAATTTCTACCTATATAAATGTTCTGAGAACCTGAGTTGTATTGAAGTGAACCTGATTGTGAGGAATTAAATCTTAACTCTCCGCTAACGTAAAGTTTCATAAAAGAACCGTCGTAAGTATAAACTAAATGCTCCCACTTATCTTTAACAATACTAACTCCTGAACTTAAAGAAGTCCAAGTACCCGACTTGTTCATAGATATACCCCAAGTATCTTCGGTATAATGGTTATAAATCATCCATCCCCCATAAGGAGATGTTCCATTAGTTGCACTAACAACCCCCCAGTATTTATTTTCTGTATTACTTTTTGCATTTACCCAGACTTCAACTGAAAAGGCATTACCTGCAGGAATTATGCTTGAAGCACTACCTATCTCTACATAGTCATTACTACCATCAAAATCTAAATAGTTACCTAATTCAGAATCAAAAGTAGCTCCCGAAATAGTTGCATTACTTCCACTTAAAGCAGTCCAAGTAGATGGAGTATTACTATATCCACTTTCTCCATATTGTGGGAAACTAGCTGCATCTAAATGTAAATCTAAATCAACTGCGTTGTATATTCTTGTAGCATCGTAGTTTGATTTTATTTGTTCTTGTGTTAAGACTGATGAGTATATTCTAACTTGACTTACCTGTCCATTTAACCATTTAGTCCCAGCAGTTGACTGACCTCGTCTATCATTACCAATACTACCGTAAAGAGGACTAGAAAAACCGTTAAAACTTTGACTTACAGTCGCATCTAGTTCGCCATCAATGTAAATTTTGAGTTCAGAAGATGTTAATGTAACTGCAATATGTGTCCATTTATTAGTTACTAAATCCGTATTCCCACGAGCTATATTTATATGTGCCGAACTTCCAAATACCATTAATTTATTATTTGTATTCGACTTTGATAAACCTATAAAATTAGCATTATTTGAAGTAAAATCGTGAAAATACAAGTGCCTACTTTCTAATAGATTATCTAGTTTAACCCAATATTCAAAAGTACAATTGTTAAAAGTTGATGCGGATATATTATTCCCACTATTTAAACGTACCTCATCATTACTGCCATCGAAATTAAAATAATCAGCACTATCATTATTAACATAAGTAGCACCTGTAATAGTTCCATCGTAGTCATTTGAAGTGCCGTCTAACCAATTACCAGAACCTGAATAGCTATTAGCATCTAAGTTTAATTCTAAGTCAGTAGTCAGAACACTACCTGCTGTAAAGTTATCTTTATCTGGTATTAAACTTGTTTCGTTAGTGCTTTTAGCTACTGCGTAGTATATAAAATGTTGGCTATTATTATTAAAAGATACTCCGTTAAAAGAAAAACCATCTCTGTGGATGTTTATACTAGTACTAGGTGTAGCAGTAGTACCAGTTGTGTTTGCTCTAAGGTATTGATTAAATTCACCAGAAGTTGTACTTGTTTTATTATCTACTATCCACCAATCTTGAACCCCATCTGCTCTCTTAATCATAATAAAAGCAGGTTCAAAACCAGTATAAACTTTATTTCCTGCCGCACTTGTTCCCCAATAACTACCTACTTTACTTACACCTCTTTTAGAAGCGAAGCAGTAAGCTATATTTTCTCCGTTAGCTGGGTCGTGTCCGCTATTAGTAGAAAGCCTAAAAACAGAGGCATCAGGAGAACTCGCGCCCCAATAATTAGAAATGGATATATTTGCTCCGTTGGAATTAAGTTGTATTAACTTATCTTTTCCTAATGATTTATGATAACATTGCCAATTAGAGTCAGCGCCTGTTCTTTTAGTTATTATAAATTCAGGTGGCACGCTTAATCCGTGTCCGACCGTACCCGAAGCTGTTCCTGTATATTCAACAATACTAAAACCTAAATCATTATTAGCACTAACTTGCGAAGTTATACTTCCATCCGTATTAGATACCGCAGCACCTCCTGCTTTAAAACACCAATTAACGTAGTTGTAGCTACCACGATTGAAGTAATAAAACCCTGATCCAGTTCCTTTTGTAGCTGTAAATCCATCCGAATCAAAAGAGCTTATATAACCATTTACTCTACCATCAAAACCTGATTGACCATTAGTTAAGGATGTCGATAACATTCTTTCTCCAGCCGAATTTACACCATTACCAACGCCCCGAACAGAATCATATACTGAATTTATTTGAGTTGCATTTCTGGCTTTTGTTATAACCAAGTCGGGTTGAAAACCTACTCCAGTTATTTGTCTAGTAGTTCCACTACTATTTCCATTATGAAGAACAGTATTAAAATGTTCCGATACATTGTTAGCAGGTGTATATTCGTGGTCAGTTATATCAACCCATTCTGAACCGTCTCCGTCGTAGCTATCTACATCATTGGCATCTAAATGAAGTATCAATCCTTCTTCCTGATTCCCAGTTCCTGCTCCACCGCTTCCTGCTGCTGCAACCTCTGTATCTATAAGTCTTTCGTTAATCGCCATATAAGGGATTTAAAAGTTAATATCGTACTTCAAAATAGAAGCCTTTGTAGTAAGTGCGTTTATTTCACCCTCTTTAGTTGTTACGCTTGTTCTTATACCATCACGTTCTGTTACTATATCAGAAGGTATGTCAGTACCTTTTTCAGCCTTTCTAATAGCATACCAGTCAGTTGCAGATAGTTTATCATAGGCAACCTTTTTAAGTTCTTCTATTCTACTTGTTTTAAGCTGTGCTACTGTTTCAGAAATTACCTTCGTTTTTTTATCGTAGGTAAACACTTCTCTTGTAGCTTCGTTTCCATCAATATCAGTATAGGCATAAGCGCTGTCGAAATGTAGATTATAAACAACCTCTGTTACTGAATCGTATGTCGGTGTTATAACATCAAAGAACCCTAACGCTTCAAGTTCATCTGTTGTTAATCTCTTTGCATTTGTTATGGTTTTAGTTGGCTCAAACAACGTTTCTGGAATGCTTGAGTACTTTACTATTTTACCGCTTTCTAATCTTGCTTTCATTATGCTGTATAATTTGATATAGTAGCAAAAATTTCAGTACTACCGTTAGTTGATATTAATTGAATTACATTAGTCGCTGTACCTGAATATGTTCCGTTTAGTGTCTTAACACTACTTGGCAAAGTTAATGAATAATCTCCACTTATAACTAAAGTTTTGACCATTCCTGTACTTACATTTGAAAATGTCAAAGTAGTGTTAGCTGACAATGTTTTAGTAAATATTGATGCGGCGCTAAAATCTACACTTGAAGCTGAGATTGCAGAGCTAGTTGTAAATTCGTTAGCTAATTTTGCGCTTGTTATAACATCGTTTGCTATAGTTAAAGTAGTAAGACCTGTAACCTCTCCTCCTGTATGAGTAATATTTGTATTAGTGTCTTGTGCTAAGTCTCTCCATGAAGACCATGTACCGTTATAATAACTTCTATTATAAAAAGCGCTACTATTATACTGGTCATAGGTTTGTGTGACGTGAGTTGAATTTCCATTAGCCTGAACGACAGTAAGAACACCAGCGGCAGCTACTGGATAATTACTTCCATTAGTTGCGTCTGAATTTGAATTCTGCGTATAATATCCAGTATTGACATAATTATTTAAGTTTTCATTCGAGGGAATAACGCCTCCTGCAACTTTAAACATATTAACGTCTAACTCTATACCGTTTCCAGCACTATACGTTGTGTCGGTATCAGTAGAGGATATCACTCCGCCTGAAGTTATAGCAATATTATTTCCAGCAGAAAATTTACCTCTTACTTGCGAATCACTAAGCTGGGTATTTGTATCAGTAGATGATATAGTACCGTCTGAACCTATAGCAATATTAGAACCTGCTGTAAATACATTTATTACTTCTGAGTCAGTTAACTGAGTGTTTGTGTCTGTAAATACTGCTCCAGAAGGAACTGGAGTCTTAACATTATCATAAGCCCAGTTTGAACTAATTGAAGTAGTTGTTGCGGCGTCTACAGGACTGTCGTGTATTGCTCTTTGAGTATTTGTATCTGTAAATACTGCGTTAGCTGGAACTGCTGTCTTAACGTTGTCATATGCCCAGTTTGAAGAGATAGATGTAGTTGTAGCTCCATCTATTGGAGTATCGTGTATTGGTCTTTGAGTATTTGTATCAGTTGCAGAAATCTCTCCGCCTGAAGTTATACTAATGTTAGACCCTGCAGAAAATGCTCCTCTTGCTCTGGCAGTAGTATGATACAAATTAGTCGAACCTTCATCAACATCATCTGTGTCTAGTGATACTACTCCAGCTGCACCGTTTACAGAAGTAACTAAATTACTGTCATCTAACAAGGCTGACAAATCTAAAGTAAATGTGGTATTATCGTCTCTTGTGAAAGTAACAATTCCTGTAGCGGCTGCAAGTGTACCGCTTGTAATAGACCTAGAATCTTCATCTAAGTATGCCGCTAAATTAACAGTGTCTGTAGAACCATCCCCTCTAGTTAATGTTAAATTGTTACCAGATATACTAAGTACTGTAGAGCCTGAGCCTAAAGCTTGGCTACTACTACCTTCAACTAAACCGCTAATATTTGGTTTATTAAGTATCTGAGAAAGTCCAGAGGTTGAATTCCAGTCAGATTGTACGTTAGAGACTTTAGCACTGTTTGCTGTGATAGCACTAGCTTGAGCAGATGTTATTCCTGTTTTTCCAGTGTTAGCCGATATAGCACTAGCTTGAGCGGATGTTATTCCAGTTTTAGCTGAATTAGCGGATATTGCTGAGGCTTGAGCAGATGTTATTCCCGTCTTACTTGAATTAGTGGATATTGCTGAGGCTTGAGCGCTTGTAATAGTAGTAGTATCTCCAGCGAGTGCATCTGTAGCTGTTGTGCCTACAGTTAATAAAGTTGGTAAGTTTGAAATATCTGAAGTATAATCAACTTGTCCTACTGAAATTTCTTGACCGCTAATTGTTAAATAATCTTGACCAGTTAAAGTAACATCAGTAGAGTTATCAGTTCCAGCAGCATCTACTCCTAAAGCTGTTCTTGCACCTGAAGCAGATGTGCTTCCCGTACCTCCAGAAGATACAGGCAAAGTATTTGTCACTCCAGAAGATAAGTCAACATCATCTACTGATAAGACACCACTTGAATAAGTAAGTCCACCTCCAGCGACAGAACTAGCTAAAGCAACATCATCACTATTAACAGTTATACCGTCTCCTGCACCTACATTTAAAGTAGCAGCACCTCCAGCTTCGTTAGTTCCAGTTAAACCGCTACCTGCATTTACATCTGTAATATCTGCTGAAACATCAAAGTCTAGTGTTCCATCACTATCGTCATATGTAACAGTTATATTGTTTTCTGTATTTCCAGTAACCATACCACCAATAACATCTTGAATCTTCTCAGTAATATGCGTATCAAAGTTAGTTGAAGGTACTATTTCAGAATCGGTTAGATTTTCTGCATCAGTATCTCCATATATCTCAGCGAACATCTTTCTTACTTTTCTAAAAGCTGCTCTTAATACATCTCCATCATTAGCATTGTCTGCCGAGCCGAGATTAATGTTTTCTTGATTTGTTGCCATTTTAGTTTATTCTATTTGTTATGCTATCTATTAATATGTTAACACTATCTATTAGTATTGTTACAGCTGACGCAGTTAACGCAGCAGCTTTATTAAAACCTATATGGATAAAAGATTGTATTCTACCCCAGTTAGTTGTTTCGTATATCTTTCCCCAGCTCATTATATTTCTTTCTAATATAACTAGAAAGTTTAACTTCGTTCTTTTGTTTTGGTTTATATTGACCTATTTTTTTTCTCTCTCTCACTACAAAACCCAGCTAGTATAAATTGTATCTTTATCTGGATATATATCTTCGTTATTATTAGAGTAGTACTCTGGGAACTTACTAGAAGCATTATAGTTCATATAATCTATAAACTTGTTAGAGTAGTACTCAGCGTAATCTCTTTCTTTAGCAACAAGATGATCCACCTCTCTTTTTTCTGCAGTCTGACTATTCTCACTACTATGCTTATGGACACCACTATTAGATATAGTATATGAAGCAAAAGGTAAGTATTCTGCCATTGCGTAATGAATTAACATAGGCACAATATAATCATTTTTTAATGCTAGATAATCTCCAGAAAGGTTATTTGATTCAATATCCGAACTTATTCTATCATACAAATCCGTACCTAAGAAATTACGAACATGTATCTCTTGTGCCAATTTTATGAATTGAATAAATTTATCAGTATCAACACTACCACTAAGTGCAGTATTTTTTACTAAGTCTTTTCTTGTTATAAATAGTGCTGTAGCCATTATTCTTCTATTTGTTCTTCTACTATTTCTTCGCTAGACTCTTCAGTAGTCTTTTTAACACCTGTTTCTTTCTCTATCTCCTGATCAGTAATAGCGTTAGTTAGATCGGTAAATTCAAGAGGCTGTAACGTCTTAAAGTATAACTCTAAATTTATATTGTTATATTCTAATATTTTTTCTAATTCATCTATAATAGTAACTTGCATTGGTCTAATAACAGTATTATCCATCAACAAGGAAGCTGTTTGTAATTCATCTGCATTATTACCTAAACCAGAATTATCTTTTATTCCCACTAACATTGGAGATACAATACGGTGAGAAACCATTACTTTTCTCATACTTTCATCAGACAAAAACTGATACTGTTGGTGAGCATCGTTTAGTATTACTGGCTCTATAGTTGCAGAAAGTTCTTTACTGTCGTTAAAAGCTAAAATAAATTTTCCTGCATTTGAACTTCCACTAAACTTTTCATATATAGCTCTCTCAATCTCATCACGCTGCTCCTTATCTGGAGTACCATTATTAAAGTTAATAAGCATACTTGGTTGCAAACCATTCTGTATGTTGTTTATATGGTAGTTAGCTATCTCTTCTTCAAGTTCAGAATACTGTAAACCTCCCTGATAATCTACAGGAGAGTAGTAATAGAATCCTGCTCTATAAGGTCTAATATATAATATCTCTATAGAATCTTTACTCGTTCCAAATGCCGAAATGCGCTTAGGTCTTTCATTTCTTTTTAACTCAGCCCAATCTGGATGATAGAAGTAACCTCTAATCTCACCATCTTTAGACTTTTCTGCTCTAAGAGTTTCAATAGGCATATGCTCCACTTGAACAACACGAGAACGGTCTTTACTATATATTACTTGAACAGCAGCCTGTCCCATCATCTTGTAATCGTAACAAAGCTTTTTTATACAATGCTTCTTGAATATATTTTTCATTTCAGCATAATCAGAAGAATTCTCCTCACTATCAGTAGCATCTAAACCTCTACCATAAATCATCTCCGCTATACCATTTATAGCAGCATTATTAGTAGGAGAACCATTATATCTATCTATTAAATATTGAAAGTAATTATTGTCATCACCATAGGCAATCCAATCATTTCTAGCGTCCTCAATAACCTGAGGAGACGAATAAGATGTTAAATTTAGAACGTGAATACTATCTTTAACCTTTTTAACTTGTTTATTACTTGGACTTTTTCTAGCCATTACGCAAATATATAATCATTATCGTAAGTATCATCCATAACATATTCATCTTTATTGACATAATACTTATCTAAATCTGTTTGATCGGTACAGAAAATTAAACCTCTATAAATCACTTCTGATCCATCTTTAACTTTAAAACTATATGACTCACCTTCTCTTAAAGAAAATTCACCAGACAGCTTCATATACTCACCCTCTGTAGTCTTAGTTACTGAAACAGTAGATGTAGTTCTTTTTGATTTATCTGTAAGCTCAAAAATAGGACTGCTAGAATCTCTTCTAGGTACTATCTTTATATTTTGAGTTTCAGTAGATGTTGTTAATACCTCCATACCAAAGTAATAAATATCTATTGTTTTGTTTTCAGTAAAGATAATAAAAAAAGGGTAGCTATAAAAACTACCCTTTTAATAATTAATCAATATGTATATTATACAGCTGTTGGAGTTCCAATAGTAATTGTTCCGTCTAAAGCTGCCATAGCATCTACAGGGAAATTAGCAGTTCCGCTACCTGCAGTCTCAACAAAGTTTGGAGGAGAAACTTCTTGTGCAGTAAAAGTTAAGTTATAACCATTAAAGTCACCTAAAGCATTTCCAGTAGAAACAGTACCTGCTGTTACGTCAGCACCATTTTCTTTACCCATTAAGAATACATTGTCATTTTGGTCAACAACAAAGATGTGAGGTCTACCTGCAGCTAATAGCTTTAATTCCTTATTATCTTCTTTAGTTAACTTCTTCAATGTAATGTTAAGAACTTGCTCGTAGAATACAGTACCATTCTCACGAGATGCATTAACTGTAGTTTCAAATGAGTTATTCCCTTTCACTTCGTAAGTATGAAGAGTTAAAGCTCCAGATACTCCAGTCAAGTCTGTTACTTCGTCATTCGTTAAGGTGATAGCACCTAAATCACCGAAATCTGCAAAGTATATTTTTTTAATCCCTGCCACCGTATCTTTACACGCTTCGGCACGAGATCTAGTTAAATTACAAGCCATAGTTTTTAGTTTTTATATAAAAAAAGGGTAGGTAGATATTCCACCCACCCTTTCTTATTAATTATTAATTATTCTTAGTTAGCAGAGTTTGTGATTCCGTAAGTAGTTATGTCAGAAATCTGAGCATACTGTACACCTGCAGAAAAACGCATTACTAAACGAGCATTCTGAGAACCATCAAGGTCAGCCATATCTAGTAATTTAACTTCATTAAGATCTGATAATAACCCAGTTCCAAAGAAGATGTTACTCTTCTCTACAGCTACAGCTTTGTTATCTCCTAATCCGTTAGCAACAAAGATTTTTACACCATCGAAAGATAAACCTCCTCCATTGTACCACATTGTTCCTTGAGAGTTGATTCCATTTCCACCAACACCTGCGATTCCAACGTTTTCGTCAGAAGCAGCATTTTGTTGAGTGACAGCTGCGAATCCACCTAAACTACGGATGTATGCACGAGCAATGTTTTGAGAAACATATAAGTGTAAATCATCTTTTCCGTAAAGTGTAGAAGGGATTGCATCAACTAGTTTCCCAAGCTCAGCAACAACATTTGAAGAAGTAATAGCTACTCCTGCAACTTCTTGTGCAGCAGGTAATCCTGCATCAGCAGCAATCTTTGTAGTTAGACCATCAAATTGTCCGTTTGTAGCAGTAGAACCTTCCCAGATTGACTTCTCAGTACGCTCTGCTACTTTAGCAGCGATATGTCCGATGATGAAGTCAGCGAATGAAGGAGGTAATGAGTCGAAGCTCGAGTAACCCATTTGTACAGCTTCCCAATCTGATGCGAAGTCTTTCTTACATAATTGTAAGTTTACTTGCTGATCTTCTGGCTGAAGGATAGCCTCTGTAAGAGTTAGAGTTGATGTTGGATCAAAGTCACAAGTTGCATCTTTAACGATATCGTCAACAGACACTTTCTTTATAACTTCCTTGAATTTTACGTTAGGCTTAACGGTAATCCCTCCTTGAGCGATAGTGTTAGCTTCAAGTAAAGCTGCAGCGATATATTGTCCTGCCGCTTCTCCTGCGTAAGTTGTTGTAATTGAAGTAGTTGTAGCCATTTCTTTTTTGTTTATTTATTGTTTAATCTATTAAATACTCTATCTAAAGTATTAGTAGGTCTATTTTTCCCATAACTAAATACTTGTTTGTTTTCTCCAGATGATTCTGGGGAGTGTTTGATTGGTTCTGCTGCAGGTTCTGAAGCTAGGTCAGATGAAAGTTTTTCTACCTTAGAAGATAGTTCTTCTTTCTCTTTTACCAAGCTACTCATTTGCTCTTGAACCATAGCTTTAATAGAAGCTAATTCAGCCTCCATTTCACTAACTTTACTTGCAAATGCCTCTTCTGTAACATAACCTGCTTCTAATGAAGCTTCTTCTTCTAACACCTCTTCGGTGTACTCTTCTGGTGCTTCTGCTAACTCTTCTGTAGCTTCAGCTACTTCTTGAGCTTCTTCCTCCACAGCCTCTACTTCTTCTAAAATAACTACTTCTTCTGTAGCCTCTTCTTTAGTAAGCAAAGACAACTTCTGTAGAATCTCATTCAGTAATGATGTTGCTTTTGGACTTTCCATAATTTTAATAAATATTTATAGTTAAGTAACTATAGGTTAGTAAAGTGTTCTATTTTTACGATTTCTTAATTAAGGTTCTGTGATCTGACCAGTTATATTTCCTATCCCTTGCGCTCTTAGACTTCCGTCACAACACTTAGATGAATATGTCTTGCCATTTGCACATAAACACCCTCTTTTGCCGCCTTTAGGACTAGACTTACTTTTGTATGAACTCTTACGATTTATCATTCTCTATTGATTTTATTTTAGATTTTGACCAAGAAAGTGCTGACTTACCACCCCAAGCATCATACATTAATTTACCACAACCATCATCATACGACTTAGAAGAATCTAAATCCCCTGCGTGACGAGAAAGGAAGCTATACATTCTCTTTATAGTTGATAATGTGATCGCTGCTTTTGAAGCTAACTGGTTTGCTCTACGTTTCCCTACAGAAGTTCCACAAGAACCCCAACCATTCTCTTCAGCCCATTTTAAAGCCCTTTTAGCGTTGTTTGATACAGAGTCTGGATAATCACTATAAGAAGCTAATTTAAGTGCCTTAGACTCTAACTCATCGGCAATCTCCTCAAGCAGAGATATAGCCTCTGGACTATTCAATTCATCATCTTCACTCATCTCAATTTTATCAGTAAAATATCCTTCTATAGAAAACCCACTAACCTTTCCAGTTTTAACATAGTTCTCCCATACCTCATCATTATTTACCTTCATAGAAACCATCCAAGTTCCTACTGGCAAATCCATATTAAATTTACGAGACTTATCGTGAACATCATCCTCAATAATCCAAGACTCTACTACAGATAGACCATGAAGTTTTGCTTCGTGCTCTAAAGTAGATTGATTTTGATTACCTCTCATTAAAAACAACTGAGATGCTTGTCTAACTGTTTCATCTGAAAAGTATATATAGTATTCCTCTTCTCCGTTAGTACGGTAGATATTCTTGTTAGGTATCAAAGCAGCACCCATAAGAATACGCTTCTCATTATCTACCTCTGCTAGTTCAACCTTATGCTCTTTAGATAAAGCAATAAAGTTTTCTTCTATAGCAGGTCTATCCACTATTGAAATTGCTTCAATACCAGAAAAGTCTGCCTCTTCATCAATTAGTAATTCTATTATTCTCATAGTCCTGCTGTATTTATTATTGTTCTATCTAACTCTTGTTGGTTTGTTATATCTTTACCTACTACATATGCTTTTAGTGGCTCATTTACTTTTCCTGACACAGCTTGAGCTAACTGATCCGTAGAAGATGTTCCTACTACATTGAAGTCTGGTGCTTGTACAACATTACCACCGCCACCACTAGAAGAACCTCCAGATGGTTTTTTGAATGAGCTAATTGTAGTAGCTAATATACTTGCTATACCAATACCTGCACCTACTTTAGTCATCAAAGTTTCTTTGGCAAACATAGCTTCATTTGCAGCTATTTGAATAGCACTAAACGGAATAGGTAGAGACATTGCAGCTGTATTAGCAACACTTGTGTTTGCTCTTGCTCGTGCTATACTTGAGTGCGCATCAATAACAATACCTCCTATTGCTGCTCCTTTCTCTAAAACTAACGCTGCTTTCTGAAGAGCTTCATTTTCACCTGCTAATTTAGACATTATTTGACCAATACCCAAAGTGTAATTAACATAAGCCGTATTAATCCTCTTCTTCTCTTCTATAGAAGCAATTTCTTTCTGTAAGCTGTTTTGTCTCAACTTATCTTCTAAGTTGAACAATTCTACTTGTGCTTGTGCTTTTAGAAGACTTCCCTGTTCATACGCACCAACAATCCTTTTTTGCTGCTCAATATCTTTACTTAAAGCATCTTCTCTAGCTTTATAATAACTCTCTTCATCACCTAAGCCTAACTTTAAAATATCAGCAGAGTCAAGCCTGAACTTTCTTAAAATATCTAGTCTCTTGTCATTTTCTTTTTCAGCTATATTTGCATCCTTACGAATTTGTAAAGTCCTTAATGACGAGATAAAATTAAGAACCTCAACTTCTAGTGATTTTCTTTTTTCAGCAGTATCCTCTATAGATTTTAAATATTCCGCATCCGCATCCGCTGACAACACATCAGCTTCCTCTTGAGTTATATTCTTAGATTTAACATCTTGAGCCAACTGATCTTTATAATCCGCAAGTCTTAATTGTTGTCTACGAACAAAAACCTGTTCGATTATATCAATCTTAGCCATCTCATTTTGTTGAGTCTGTGCTAATATCTCTTGATCAGTAAGTAATTCTGACCTCTGAGACCGCTCTCTATATCTCTGTTCTATTTTCTCAAAATCAGTGTATTTAGCTTCAAATATCTTAGTCTGAAACTCAGAGCCATCTTTAGCTATTTTACTTTTCTTTTTCTCTGTTATGTCAATTAGAGTTATAAGGAAGTCTAATTTATCATTCTCTGATTTAATCTCATCCTTAGATGCCTCATCAATCTTAGCTACAGCATCTACATAAGCTTGAGCCTTCTCTTCTTGAGACACCATGATTGTTTGACCATTCTTAAGTTCTTGCTTAATTAAAGCTCTACCATTTTTATATAGAAACTTATCCCTTTCAACAGTTTTATCTACCTCTTTTTGAAGCTCTATTTCAACTATCTTTCCAGATATTTCCCTGAATTTATTTTCAGCAGCTTGAGACAAAGCTCTTCTCCTTAAAGAATCTATGTATAAATTTTGAACCCTAGTAGCTTCTTTTGTATTAGTTATCTCTTGTAAAACACTAGCATTAAAGTCTGGATATTCTTCATTCAGCTTTCTTAAAGCTATAGCTCTTTGCTCCTCTGATTCGTTTGCATCACTTAATATTCTAGTGTATATCTTAAAATTACCTATTAATGACTCTGCGTTTTCAGAGGCAGATTTAGTTAAGTCAGATAATGTTTTTATATTTCCATTTAAACCTCCTATAGATTTTATAAAATCTAAAACCCTCTTATCCTGAAATAAACCTATTAATATTTGAAATCCAAGCAAAAGACCTCCAATACCGAACAACGACTTTCTTAACTCACCCAAAGCAGAACCTAAGCCTCCAGTAGTATTTACGAAACTACCTCCTAAAGACACTATTTGAGATAAGTTGTTTGCTATAGCTGTAAATCCGTAGGAAGCATCTGACGCCAATCTACCCGTTTCTAATAAGATGGCGTTATTTAAACCTGCTTGAGTTCTGAATTGTTTAGTTCCTGCACCTGCCTTTTTAGTGGATAGTTCGTATGTAGAAGCAATCTTACCTGCATTCTCCATTTCATAATTCAACTTCCTTTGCTGTTCAGCAGCTAACTTTTGCTCACCTCTAAGTGATGCCTGTTCTTTATTTACTTTATTAGTTTGGTTAGCTAAAACACCAAATGACTTACTTAACTTACCTGAACTTACCTCAGCTTTTTTGCTAGATACATCAATCGTTACGAATATATTCTTATTTCCTGCTGCCATAGTAGTATCTCTTTAATTGTTTTTTCATATCTTCTACAGTACCTATAGCTTTGTATTTTCCTTTGGCAATATCAACCTCTTCTGATACTCCGTACCAGTCATCAATATTTAGTAACTCTATAATTTGTTTTACCATTATATTATCTCGTCTGAAGTTAGGTTAATTAGTTCTAATTCTGTTTTACCTGTAGTAAGGTTTGTAGTTATAGAATTAATACGATACACCACATCATGTACCTTTAGTTGGTCGTTTAACTTATAACTAATTAGTATACTTGGAGGAAGGTATGCGTTAAACTTAAATATTCTTTTATCTTTATCAAAAACACTACTTATATAATTCTTATAGAATTTATTAAATAAAGAATTCGAGCTTCTTCCGAAGTCATTTAAAACAAACTCATCAATCTCAGCATCAAATGTCAAGGCGTAACTTGGAGCAGTAGTGAAAGCTCCACCACCATCAACCACAGCAGTTTCATTAGTATTAGATGGTCTGTAATATTGGCTTGTAATTACACCTGCCTGAGTCCCTGAATAACTTCCAAACATAAAAGGAGTGTCAGTCGTTTCTCTCACTCCGTAAAATAATAATGGTTTTATGTTTTCAGAACTATAATCACCTTCTGGCATTGTAGGATTGGAGCTGTCTGAAAAGTCTCCATCTTTTGCATCAAAGTCACCTCCTGCTGCATACCCCCACTGAAGGTTAGTACCCTCTATTCTTTCATATTTAAGTATAGTAAAAGGAAGTTTAACCTCATAACTTTCTCCAAAGAAGAAATCTGTATCAGGATACTGTTCTGCTATAGATAAACTAGAATCTCCAAATACTTTACCAAAAGTATCTAGATGATTCTTTTTTATTACAGTATCATTCTCTTCGTAAGAAAATATAATTTCTGAAAATGGTAATGAAGTGTTTATATTATTAGAACTTACATCGATATATTTAGTTATATCTATAGTTCCTTTACTTTGATTATTAATAGCATCAGCATAAAAATCATCTAAAGTAGTTATCTTTACAACATTCGGATTTCCATTAGAGTCAGTTCCATATTCAGAATCTGTTTCATCATCAATAAGATACGCTGTAAGATTAAACATCTTAAATAAACCAGTAATGAAGTCTATAATCTTCATATCAGGAAGTTCGTTCTTTATAGTTATATTCTTTTGGCTAGTATCAAAACCTACATTAGAACCAAACTTAGTAGTATACATTTCAAAATCCGAAGGTTGATTCCACCAAAGAAACTCTCCATTATCCTCTCTTGCCTCAAAGATAATTTCAGTTTCTGACATAGCAGCTTCCGAAGAAAACTCTATATAATACACTTGATCATCGTCTAAACCAAAAGGTATAGTTACTAGTGCTTTCTTACTCCCAGAACCTTTTATAACTTGATATCTACCAGTATCTTTATTAACTAGTTTAACCATCCAGTTTATATGAGAATATGTAGGTGTAGGGTTAACGTGTATTTTGAAGTCAAAGTCATATGCCCAATATGAATTTACTGTGTTGTTAGAAAAACCATCTTTTACACCTCCTTTTATAGTAAATTCTCCATTGCTTTCTGACAGCCAAACGAAGTCTTCATCTGATTGAGAGTGATTACCGAAGACTGTAGGTATCCCAGTATAAAAGTAGTTGTCCTCACCTTCATTATTAACCATACTACCAGAAGAATTACTTATCCATAAATACAAGTTAGAAATAGCCTCATTCTGAATAGATAGGAAGTCTTTAGTTCCTGCATTATCATTAGGTATAAGAACTAAGTCAAACTTACTTTCAATAGCTTTTATTATATGGTAGATTTTTATAGCAGGTTTTAAATCACTCTCATTAACCCCTCTTAAAGCATATAACTTTAGGTCATTAGGATCTGTAGGTGGGTAAGAATCAGGTACGTGTAAATTACCACTAAAGTTTTGATTAGATGTTATTGATAAGTTAGGGTTATAAAACAATCTTTTTTTAGATGTTATAAGAGGGAATATTAGAGCGGAGTTATCTCCGTTAACAGTCTTACCAGTTGATAAAAATATATTCTCTATATTATTATGTGAAAACTCAAAATCAAAGCTAGATAGATCTAAAGAGCTTAATTTATTATCTTTAAACTTATCTTTCAAAGAAACGGTATTACCGTAGAAAGTAATCCTGTATGTATGGGCAACGTTATTCTTCATGTCAACACCCTCAAGAAATACCTTACCTTTCTTAAATAGAAGAGTGTTTATGAATATTTTAGCTTCGTGACGAACTCTACCATCAAAACCACCATCTATATTATGATTATAGAAGTGTTTAAATATTTTATTATTTTGAGATGATGCAGGTATTGAAAATGTTTGACTATAATCAGTAAATACTTTACTTATGTCTTTAGCGTCTTGAATTGATGATTTCACTTCTATACTCTCATCATTAAACAAGTCTACTCTTTTATCTTCTATATATAATTGTACCTGTCTCATTTATCTTACGCTTTGTATGAAGTCAGAATCAGCTTCAAATTCAAGTGTATATTCTATTAACTTATCATCCCTTCTTGTTTTAATATCTAAAGAACTAGTTATTACTGAAACAGGAATTGCCAAAGGAAATGAAGAGTCTGTAGGACTTCTTCTTGCAGAATGAGATATATAAACATACTCAGAAACTAACATTTCTTTTATAACTTCATTGTAAGACTCATCAACAAAACCAGTATTCATTGTTATTTTTTCTTTACCTTGATTCTCTAAAACTACGTTTTGATGGGAAGATATATCATAAGATACAGAAGAATTTATGTTTAGTATAGACTTTTTGTAAGATTCATTTTTACTAGAAAAAGAGTCTTTTCTTTTAGCAAAAAACCATATATCTTGCATAACACCAAATTTATTAATAAAGGAAACTTTATTAGGTATATTTTTACATTCTTCTATACATTGTATTTTTATGACTTTAGTTGTTCCATCGGAAGAAGTGATTACTACTTCGTCAGCACCTTCAGATAATAATGTAGTGCTTATAGTATTATTATTAGAAGATGTTGTATCAAAAGTTTTATCTATAGTTAAAATGTCTGTTGCAGGAGGATTTAAATGTACCCCTTGAGCTATAGTAAATCTTTCAGAACTACCAGTCACAATAGACTCTATTTCAGATGATCCTTGAATATAAGTTACATCTGTAACTCCACCTTCGCCATATGAATATACAGGTAAAGTCATGTATTGTCCACACAAATTACTTACTGTTGTGTTAGACATCATAACATCTTTAGAAAGCTCTGGATTTACACCATCAGATATATTACCATAACCTCTAAAAGCTATAGCGTGTTGAGTAAATGTATCTGTAGAATTGTCAGAATAAGTCCTGACTACTATCCATTTAGCCCATTTACTTTGAACTATAGTATTATAATCTCCATTGAACTCTATATCTACATGATCTTTAACTAATTCAGATATTTCAAATGTTATTATATCTTCTGTACTTAGCTTTGTTTTACTTAAAACATATTGTGGCTCTTCAGGAACTGAAGCTATACTTCCCCCCCAAACATATAAACTTAATCTTGCACTTACTAACTGTTCCATATTTTATTGCTGATTAGTCAGACCATTTATTTTAGATACATATCTTTCCCCATTACGAAAAATATCTTGAGTGGCAAGAGGTCTGAGTGAAATAGTATCAAAAATTATTTTTACATTAGATTTATCTCTATATTCATAGTGTGTAAACCATATACCTACACTATACCCTGCTACACTAGGCAATAATGTACGAACTCCATTTATAACCTCAACAGGTCTTCTAGCCATTCTAAAAGTTAAACCAAGAGTTCCTTCTCCTCTAGGAGCGTCAACTATAATCTCTTGATTTAATTGACCAAAGTTTAGGTGAGATAAATGTGTTAATGTCATACCAGAATAATCCCACTCTTTATGAGATTTATTATACAGGGCTCCAGTCGAAGGGTAAGGGAAGGAATTGGACTCTGGAGCAATCAATGGTGTTTGATTATCAAATATAAGTCTAATACCATCACCAGTAGACTTATTAGAGGATAAGTCATAATTTGTACCATCTACAGAGACACTGAATTGACTTAATGTAGCAGGTGTTCTATGTTCTATAGTTAAAACGTTAACATATCCAGTTGTAACAGGAGACTCTATACCTACCATATCTTGACAAGATAAGTTATGTGTAAGCCCTAAAGCTCTTAAGGGAAATTGCTGTTCAATTATTAAGTTTGTTCCAAAATTATCTGACTCATTTTGAGTGTAATTGTATGTTAAACTTTTACTTATAACTGGGTATTGCCCGTTAGACTTAGGTGTTAAAGTAGTAGGAGACTCTCCAGTAGCGGCTAACCATAAAGATGCGTACTCATCTCTTCCTACAGTATAAAAATCAGGAGGAACAGCTCCTTCATTATAAATCCTTATTTTCATAGGTACTTTTACATCATCCACAGTATAAGTAAATTGACCAAACTGACGACCTGCCATTTTATGCCTATATTTGTGAACTCCAGTAGCACTTCCAATTGAATAATCAACTCCACAACCTAAGTCGTAAATAGGAACGACTGGTTCTGTTGGTGGGTCTGGATCTGGAGGTATTATTTCAACAACTGGATCAAATGGATCTGGATCAACTACTGGAACTACATAAGCGTTCCCTACATTTACATAGTAAGGACTTCTTACGTTTATTTTCTTTATGTTATTTATTGCCATTACTATATAATAAAATTATCTCCTTTTTTAACATACCCTGACTTAATCAGTATTTCTTCTATATTTAGATTAATATCTTCGACTATAGGATTACCTATGTCATCTAGTTGATTTACCATTTTATTTAGTGCCTCAGATATAAAACTAGCTTTGTAGACACCTCTTGCTTGTATCTTTTTAGTAATAACGTTAGCTAGTGATTGTACTCTACTTTCTGGAACTCCACTAATTACTGATCCTGTTTTTAAATCACGCAACATTACAGGCTTTCTTCGGATCCAGTCCGCTATATCAGCAACCCTTACATCTGGTATTCCTACATCAGAACCTTCATCCAATACTTTACCATAAGAATTACCTTCAATATTAAAAGAAAACCCATCTGGATTAGCTTTATACATACTCATTATAGAATTAGCTAAAGAACCACTAGATTCTATAGGAGCTGTAAAGGAACCATACTTACTTTGTCTCTGCTTTGCGTTTTTAAGTTCTAAGCGTAAAGCCTTAACTAACTTCTTAGAGAAGTTATTCATGTATGCTTTTGTATTTGAGAACTTATTTACCATTAGCAGTCAGATGTTCCGTCAGCGTTAATCAATCCCATATCATTATTAGGCATATTAATTGTTAAATCCATAGACCAACCAGTAAGAAGATTCTCAAACCTATCCTCAAATAGATTGGCACTAGCAGGACTATCTATTTCCACATTTGCATCGTTAAGACCTCCTCTTCTAAGGGAGCTTTGTAATCCATTTATAACCGTTAGCATTGTATTTAAAATATCTTGTTTATTGTCAAGTCCTAGATGTGGTTTTGCCAATGATAATTTATCTTCTTTATCCTCGTCAACAACATCCATAGCAACTATGTTTATATTAAAAGTAACTATATACTCATCGAATGTTACGGACTGTACGTTAATATGGGCAAGAGGGAATATTGTTTGGTTTGCTAGATCAATATCCATTATATCTCCTAAAGTAACCGTATTTATAGATTTGTTACCATTTAGATAGTTGTAGATATAATTTACTAATTCGTAGTATGTTTTCATTTGTATTGGTTTTTTATCATTTGAGCTTCTAACTCATTTTTCTCTTTTTCAAACACTAAGTATGTTAAACATTTGTGGAGCGGTTGTGCTGTAACTTCGTCAAATTTAAGTAAGTCTCCTCTAGCGATTCCATAAATAGATTGATACCAACCCCATTTTGCTCCAAAGCCTGACGAAGCTGAGTATTGTCCTCTTTCTTCAGAGTCATTTCCGTATACCTCAGGGTAGCCTTCGACAACTGAATCCCTAAACGATAAAAAAAAACCATAGCGCTCATTGTGGCACTAAGAGGCATTTCTTTCATTATTTCTTCTATCTCTTCATTTGGCGAATAAGGTGCTATTGTGTACTTATCTCCCTTCTTGAAGTTTACAGGACGATACAGAACCGCCATAGCTTTATGTATTTGTTGCCAATCAGTAATAGTACTCTCTAGATCTATAAATTCACCTAAAGAAATATTGTCTAGTTTTGGGATAAAACCAAACTCAACATCTCGCAACGTAAAATGCTTCATTAATTCCCTATCCTCCTCAAAAGCTATTTTAAGCACTTCTAAGACCTTTTCTACATCCATAATGGGTATAGAGTCCACTTCACTCATATCTACACCGCAGAACAGCTCTATAAGCTTCTTATTGACATACTGAGCATCCTCATCATCTGCGATATTTAAATACTCTTGGTATTGCCATAGTTGAATCTCATCTAGAGATGTTGGTACGGAAAGGGTTATTGTTGCCATATTAAAGTAATTTTTATCTTGTTAATTGTACCTTTGGTACGTTTTGGCACTTCATACTAAATAGTTACTATATTTAAATAGTTTAATATTTTAATAGTTCTATATAGTACTACAGATAGTACTATACATAAATAGTTCTATATAGTACTTCTAATAGTACTAATACTATTAATAGTACAAATATATAATAACTATTTATATTTACTGTGCCATATAGGCATTAAGAGATATTTGAATTGTTATAATCATAGAAGTGGCAATACAACTCATATATCTTAGTAGCTACATCATCCTTTGGATACTTTTCTTCTGAAATAGTCTTTGTGCCATTATTCCAAACTTCTATAGCGCATTCTGATGATCTATAATTTGACGACTTAGGAAATATCTTTATACCTCGATTAATACACCAATTCATCGCTAGTAATTGATCCTCCCTGAAATAATTCTTTATCTTTTTCATACCGCTAAGATAATGATTTTTAATGAGACAGTTGGCACTAGGAGATTATGTTGTATTTAGACAGTAGGTTAATATCGTATAACACCTTGCGACCTGTCAGAGTACCCTTATTTAGAGCTTATTTAACGGCTTATTATATATTTGCAGTAGTTATGTATTAAAATTGTCTGAAGTGCTCTTAAATCGTGCTTAAAATGAGAAACAAACG